GGCCGAGGAGCTGGCCGACCTGACAGCCGACAACCGCATCGCCGAGCTCGCCACCACCGACAACAAGCTCCTCGCCGAAGTGTTCGCCGACATCGACACCGGCGAGATCCCGTTCATGCTCTCCGGCTACACCGAGGAGGACTACGGGAACATCGTGACGGCACTGTCCGAGGCGCTGCACACTGAGGAGCCCAAGGGCGACCCCGACGCCGAGATCCCGCCCCCGGCCGAGCCCGTCACCAAGTACGGCGACCTGTGGATCCTCGGCCGGCACCGCGTCCTCTGCGGCGACTGCACACACCCGGAGGATCGCACCCTGCTGCTGGACGGGGCAAAGCCCGAGATCCTGCTGACCGACCCGCCCTACTGCTCCGGCGGCCAGAAGGAGGCGCAGAAGTCGACCGGCAGCATCGGCACCGAGCGCAAGGACGGCAAGGCCCCGAAGATCGCCAACGACATCCTCAGCACCCGGGGCTACCAAAACCTGATCCGGGCGGCCCTGACCGACATCCCGTGCCTCTATGCCTACATCTTCACCGACTGGAGAATGTGGGTGTATCTGTTCGACCTCGTCGAGGCCGCCGGCTTCGGCGTCAAGTCGGAGCTCGTGTGGGACAAGGGCACGCCGGGCATGGGCGTCGGCTGGCGCTCTCAGCATGAGCTCATACTGTTCGCCGCCCGGGCCGCCACGCACTTCGACGGCCACAAGGGCTACGGCAACGTCCTGAGCGTCTCCCGCTCCGGGAATGAGCTGCACCCCACGCAGAAGCCGGTCGAGCTGCTGGAGAAGCTCGTCGACAACACGGACTTCGCCCGGGGCGTCTATGACCCCTTCGGCGGCTCCGGCACCACGCTGGCCGCCTGCGAGGCATACGGCCAGCCCTCCTACACCATGGAGCTGACGCCGGCCTTCACGGATGTCATCGTCAAGCGATACATCAGGATAACAGGAAAACAGAATGTGCGCTGCGTCCGTCAAGGCCGGGAGCTCTCGCGTGAGGAGATCGCCGGGATCTTCGGCCCTGACGAGGAAGGAGGTGGACAGGAGTGACGCCCTGACCTAAATGAGCGACAAGCCGATCACTCACGACATCAAGGAGCGGCTCGGGAAGTACACCCGCCTGCTCCGTGAAATAGACAACCAGTACGAGCGCCTCGGCCGCATGGAGATCTCCATGGCCGCGCCGCCCGGCCCTGACATGACGGGTATGCCCCGGGGCTCCGGCACACCGACCGACCGCACCGGGATGATGGTGCTGCGGAAGATGGAGCTCGAGGAGCAGATCGAGGAACGGCTCGCCGAGGAGCGCGAGGAACGCGCCGCCCTCGAGGCGATGATCCGGCAGGTGGAAAACCCTGACGAGCGCGCCGTGCTGCGGCTGCGCTACTTCGACCGGGCAGACTGGGACGCGATCTGTGCCGTCCTGTTCAGTGATCGGCAGGACTACCTCGAGAGGATAGACAGCTACCAGAACAGGACATACAAGGCCCACGGCCGCGCTCTGCTGCGGATGGCCGAGATCCTGAAGGAAACAGAGGCCCCGGCAGTAAAGGGAAGTAAAAGGCAGTAAAGGGCAGTAAAATCCATTGAACGGCAGTAGCGCCCTGTGCTACACTGTACCATGTCGAAAGACCGCCGGACACCCGGACAACGCCGGGGAGCCATCCGACGGACACCCGCCCAACAACCGAACAACGACAGCGAGAAAGCCGTCGGGCAACCACAAGAAGCCCGGCGGCTTTTTTCTTTTCCCCTGAAGGAGGTGACGACCATGGCGGGCGGCAGCATATCCATCCAGATCGAAAACCTGCGGCAGCTCGTCGCAGACGTGCAGGCCATCGAGGCCGGCGGCCGCAAGGCTATCAGCAGCACCGTGAAGGACGTGAAGGCCCGGGCCCCCGGCTGGATAGCGCAGGAGGTCACGGCAGTCTACAACATCAAGAAGGGCGAGATCACGCCGTCCAGCGGAGGCAAGCCGAAGAAGATGGCGGGCAGCATCCGCATCACAGGCGAGACCATCGAGGAGCTCACCCTCGTCTACAAGGGCCGGCTCCTGACCCCTGTGCACTTCGGCATGACGCCCAAGGCCCCGCCGGCTGGCAGGAGCTACACCCTGAAGGCGCAGATCCTCAAGGGCAGCAAGAAGGTCATCGGCCGCTACAAGAACACCCGCACCAAGGGCGGGCCCTACTCGCAGCGGTCTCACTGGATCCTCATGGGGACGGGCAACACCAAAGCCGATGGCACGAGCTGGATCCCATTCCAGCGCATGAGCAAGACCCGCACCGACATCCAGAAGATGACCACCATCTCGGTGCCGCAGATGATAACCAGCGACCGCACCAACGAGGCCATCATGCTGAGGCTCAACACTGAGACAGCCAAGCGCCTCGACCACCACATAAAGCGAGCCCTCGGCCTGTGACCCACGGGCCACCGCCACGGCCAGCAGGACGCCCGCCAAGGCGGCCGGGCACACCGAGGCAAGCGCCAACACCAGCGCACAAAAAAGACGCGGCACGCGGCCTCACAGAGGCCACCACGGCCACGCAGCGCGGCCGAAGGTACTGTGACGCACCCCTGACGCCTGCGGTGCTGGCGAGCCCAAAAAACGCGCAGACTCCAAAAAGTTTTTCCGGGCCGTTTCGCTTCGCCCGGGGGCCTGCGCCGATCATTTTCCTGACCTCACGAAAATGGTGGGGGCACGGCAGCACGACAGAAAGGAGGGGACGCCATGCCGAACACCAACACCAAGCTCGTCGACAGCAAGACCATCGCGGCCCTGTTCGAGCTGACGCCCCGCCGCATCCAGCAGCTCACCAAGGAGGGCATCATCACGGCCACCAAGGAGGGCAACGCCAACCGCTACGACCTGCTGCCGACGATCCAGAAGTACATCAGATACCTGACGGCCAAGGCCAATGGCCGGGAGCCGTCCAAAAAGGACGCCGAGATCGAAGGGCGCCGGCTCGAGGCCGAGGCCGACCTCAAGCGCAGCAAGGCAGACATCGCCGCGCTCCAGCTCAAGGAGCTCGAGGGCACCATGCACCGCAGCGAGGATGTCGAGGCCGTCATGACCGATCTCGTGTATAGCATCAGGTCGATGCTCGTGGCGCTGCCCGGGCGTCTGGCCGTGGATGTCTCCAGCGCGGCCACCGCTGCGGAAGCGTCCGACATCATCCGCGCCGAGGTCTACAAGATCCTCGAGGAGCTGGCCGGCTATAAATACGATCCCGAGGTCTATGCGCGGCGGGTAAGGGATCGGGAGGGATGGAGCGAGCTCTCCGATGACGCGGACGACTAAGAAGGCCGCCGCGAAGCTCAACGCCGCCATCTCGGGGGCGATCAAACGCTTCGCCCCGCCTGAGAGCCTGACCGTGGACGAGTGGGCCGACAAGCACCGCCGCCTCTCCCCCGAAAGCTCGGCCGAGGCAGGCCCGTGGCGCACCAAGCGCACCCCGTACCTCGAGGAGCCCATGCGGGCCTTCACGGATCCGAAGGTGCACAAGATCGTCATGGTCGCCGCGTCGCAGGTCGGCAAGTCGGAGCTCGAGCTCAACATCATCGGCTACATCATCGACCAAGACCCCGGCAGCATCCTCTATGTGCACCCGACCATCGACGACGCCAGAAAGTTCAGCCGGCTGCGTGTCGCTCCCATGATCCGGGACAGCAAGCCCCTGAAGGCAAAGGTGCACGATGTCAAAGCCAAAGACAGCGGCAACACCATCCTCCAGAAGTCTTTCCCGGGCGGTATGCTCACGCTGACCGGCTCCAACAGCGCCTCGGCGCTGGCATCCACCCCCGCCCGCTACATCATCGGCGACGAGCGTGACCGCTGGGCCACGAGCGCCGGCACCGAGGGCGACCCGTGGGCGCTGGCCGAGGCCCGTCAGGCGACCTTTTACAACGCCAAGGCCGTCGAGGTCTCGACCCCGACCATCAAGGGCGCCAGCAACATCGAGACCAGCTTCTACCAAGGCACACAGGAACGCTGGTGCCACCGCTGCCCCGAGTGCGGGGAGTACAGCGAGATCGTGTTCGACGCCATCCACTTCGAGCCCGAGGCCAAGCGCGTGCGCGGCAAAAAGGTCTGGAGCCTGAAGGGCGGCGTCTCGTGGGCCTGTCCCGCCTGCGGCTGCCTGATCCCCGAGGAGACCATGCGACGGCAGCCGGCCAAGTGGATCGCAGAAAACCCCGACGCCTACAAGAAGGGCGTCCGCTCGTTCTGGCTCAACGCCTTCAGCTCCCCGTGGACACCATGGGAGAAGATCGTCCTCAAGTTCCTCGACGCCAAGAACGACCCGCAGCGGCTCAAGGTGGTCTACAACACCCTGCTCGGCCAGCTATGGGAGGATCGCGGCGACCTCGAGGACGAGGACACCATGCTCGCCCGCCGTGAGGACTACGGCACACGCCCGGACGGCACCCCCGTGGAGCTGCCCGACGGCGTGCTGGTGCTCACCTGCGGCGTGGACACACAGGACAACCGCCTCGAGTACGAGGTCGTCGGCCACGGCAAGTACGGCGAAAACTGGGGCATAGTCAAGGGCTACATCATGGGCCGGCCGGACACCCCCGAGGTCTGGCAGCGGCTCGACGATGTCGTCGACCATGTCTATAAGTTCAAGAACGGCCGGGGCCTGAAGATCTCTATCACCTGCGTCGACTCCGGCGGCCACTTCACCCAAGAGGTGTATGAGGCGTGCCGGGCCCGACAGGGCAAGCGCGTGTTTGCCATCAAGGGCAAGGGCGGCGACGGGATCCCCTACGTCTCCCCGCCGACTAAGGTGCCGATCCGGGACAACAAGAAGATCACCTGCTGGCTCTACACCATCGGCGTCGACGCCGGCAAGGCTGCCATCATGGCCGGCCTGAAGGTGCAGGAGCCCGGCCCGAAATATTCCCATTTCAACCGGCACCCCGACGCCGGCTACGACCTCAACTACTTCAACGGCCTGCTCTCCGAGAAGCTGGTGCTCACCAGCACCCGGAGGGGCGACCGCTGGGCGTGGGAGAAGCTGCCCGGCCACAACCGCAACGAGGCCCTCGACTGCCGGGACTATGCCAACGCCGGCCTCAAGATCATCAACCCCGACATGGACGCAGTCGAGCGCCGCCTGCGCGGCCTCGAGGAGCAGCCAAAACCGGCGCCGCAGCGACGGGCGCGCACCAAGCGCAGCAGCTCCAGCGCCTTCGACGACTGGTAAGGAGGACACGACCACATGAAAACGCGCAAGACCATCGAGATCGAGCTCACCGGCAAGCGGGAGCGGCTCGAGCTCTACCTGAAGCGGGAGGCCGAAATGCTGAGCGGCGGCGTGCAGAGCTATGGCATCGGATCCCGCAACCTGTCCCGCTACAACACCGACCTCGCCGCCATCCGGGCGGCCATCAAGGAGCTCGAGGACGACATCGCAGCCCTCGAGGCCCTACTCAACGGGCAGCGCCCCCGCAAAGCCGTGGGCGTCGTCCCCCGTGACTGGTGAAAGAAGCCCCGAAAGGGGCTTTTTTCATAGGCCGACGCCGGGAGTTTTCGCTCCTTTTCTCCCGGCGCCGGCCATTTTTACCTGAAGGAGGTGAGCACCATCAGCAGACGAAAGAACAGAAGCCGACCGCAGAGCGGCCGGCAGAGCCCCCGCCCCGTGAACAAGGGCTACGGCGACGCCGGCGCGAGCTGGCACAAGCGGTCGACCAAGGGCTTCAGGGCCTTCAGTGGCAGCCCCAAGGAGGACATCGACGCCCACAACTGGACGCTCCGGCAGAGAGCCCGGATGCTCTACATGGCCGCACCCATCGCCACCTCGGCCATCCGCACCAACCGCACCAACGTGGTCGGCATCGGGCTCCAGCTCAAGAGCCGGATCGACCGGGAGGCGCTCGGCATGACACAGGAGGCCGCGGACGCATGGCAGGCGCAGGCCGAGCGCGAGTTCAACCTGTGGGCCAACAATAAAAGGGCGTGCGACGCCACCGGCGTCAATAACTTCGCAGCCATGCAGCAGCTCGCCCTCGCCTCGTGGCTGGTCAGCGGCGACGTGTTCGCAGTCGTCAAGCAGTACGACCCGACGCCCCTCATGCCATACTCGCTGCGCATCCACCTGATCGAGGCCGACCGCGTGGCAACCCCGACGAGCTCCGGCATCGTCACCCCCATGCTGCTGACCACCGGCAAGGCGGCCAACGGCAACACCATCTTCGACGGCGTCGAGGTGGACGGCAACGGCCAGATCGTCGCCTACCACATCCGCAGCACCTACCCCTTCGAGCTGGGCGCGGCGGCGACCAAGTGGGCCCGCGTGGAGGCATACGGCCGACGCACAGGGCTCCCGAACATCCTGCACATCATGGAGAGCGAGCGCCCGGATCAGTACAGAGGCGTCAGCTACCTCGCGCAGGTCATCGAGCCCCTGCTCCAGCTCCGGCGCTACACCGAGAGCGAGCTGACCGCGGCCGTCGTGGAGAGCTTTTTCACGGCCTTCATCAAGACCGAGGCCGGCGCCGGCGACAACCCGTTCAACGAGGTGGGGAGCAGCCTGCCGGAAGTGAGCCGGGATCCCAACGAGTACGAGATGGGCCCGGGGCAGATCAACATCATGGAGCCCGGCGAGGATGTCACCTTTGCCGACCCCAAGCGACCGGCCAGCGGCTTCGACAGCTTCCTGCGCGCCATCTGCGAGCAGGTGGGCGCAGCCCTCGAGATCCCGGCCGACCTGCTCCTCAAGGCGTTCAACAGCTCGTACAGCGCCAGCCGCGCCGCCCTGCTGGAGGCGTGGAAAGCCTTCCGCATGAGGCGCAAGTGGTTTGTCGATGACTTCTGCACCCCCATCTATGAGATCTTCATCGCCGAGGCCGTGGCCCGCGGACGCATCAGCGCCCCGGGCTTTTTCGCTGACCCGGCAACCCGGGCGGCCTACCTCGGCGCCGAGTGGATCGGCCCCTCGCAGGGGCAGCTCGACCCGACCAAGGAGATCACGGCCGAGATCCTCGCCATCGGCGAGGGCATTACCACCCGCGAGCAGGCCACGATCCGGCTCAACGGCGGCCAGTGGGACGCCAACATCGACCAGCTCGCCCGGGAAAACGAGAAGCTGCGGGCGGCTCAGGGAGACACCGGCAGCACCGGCGACTCCGGCGGCACCTCAGTGGCCGGCACATCCCTCTCGGCTGCCGTGCGGCGCGCTGCCATCGTCGCCGAGGTGGAAAAGACCATCAAGGAAGGAGACAAGGACAAGCATGAAAACGAGTAACACCCCGCGCCTGTGCGCCGGGCCGCAGGTCGTCCAGCAGACGCCGACGAAGTTCTGGAACATCGCCAGCGTCGGCGAGGACTCGGGCGAGATCGTCCTCTATGGCGATGTCGTCGCCCGTCAGCCTGTGGACTGGTGGACGGGTGAGCCCGAGCCCGGCCTCTATATCGCTCCCGAGAGCTTCATGGAGGATCTCGCGGCCGTCAAGGGCAAGAGCAACATCACCATCAAGATCAACAGCACCGGCGGCGACCTCTACACCGGCATCGCCATCCACAACGCCATCAAGGGCCTGAGCGGCCACAAGGTCGTCATCGTGGAGGGCATCGCAGCCAGCGCGGCCAGCGTCATCGCCTGCGCCGGCGACGAGGTGCAGGTCTACCCTGGCAGCATGGTCATGATCCACGGCGTCGCGGGCCTGCTGATGGACTACTACACCCTCGCAGACCTGAAGAAGCTCCAGAAGGACTTCGACGCCAGCGAGCGGGCCATCGCGGAGATCTACCACGCCAAGACCGGGATCGCGGTCGAACAGCTCCGCACCATGATGACCCGCGAGACATGGATGGTCGGGCAGGAAGCCATCGACAACGGCTTCGCCGACACCCTGCTCGAGGGCGACGGCCCTGATGTCAGCGTGAGCGCCGACAAGCAGGTGCTCCTCGTGGCCGGGATCCGGCACAACATCAAGGGCCTGCACAATATCCCGAGCACCATCCGCATCAACAGCATCCACGCCGCCCCGGCGGCTGGAAATAAGCCGACCGGGAACGGCGGCGAAAACAGAAAGGAAGATGAGCCCATGACTCTCGAAGAAATGAGAGCACAGCACCCCGACCTCGTCGCTCAGATCGAGCAGCAGGCCGTCGCAAATGCCATCGCGCAGGAGCGGGCCCGCATCGAGGCCATCGACAGCATCGCCGCCAGCGTGGGCGACGCTCAGCTCGTCAGGGACGCCAAGTACGGCGAGAACACCTGCACCGCTGAGCAGCTCGCGCTCAAGGCCATGCAGAAGCAGGCGGCCCTCGGAGCCAAGCACCTGAAGGACGCCGCCAACGACAACGCCGAGTCCGGCGCCGCCGATGTCGGAGCCGCCCCCAACGGAGGCGAGGAAGGCAGCGAGGCCGACGACAAGGCCAAGGTCGACGCCATCGTCGGCATCTACAACACCACCAAGAACGGAGGTAAGAAGTAATGAGCAAGAGACTGGATGAAAACCTCGGCACCGTGGACTACGACGGCCTGATCGTCACAAACGAGCCCGTCGCTGACGTGTTCACCGTGACCATCCGCAAGGAGGCCAGCGCCGAGGCAACCCTCAAGCGCGGCACCGTTCTGGCCCTGTCCGGCGGCACCGCAGGCGACGGCAAGATGGTCGCCCTCGGCACCACGGCCAAGAGCAACGAGACCCTCACTGCCAACGCCATCCTCTGCGACGACACCAAGGTCGGCACCGACGCCGACGTGGAGGCCACCGCCTACCGCACCGGCCACTTCGCCCGCAACAAGCTGATCTTCAGCGGCTCCAGCTACACCCTGAAGCCCGCCGACGAGGAAGCTCTGCGCGCTGCCGGCATCCTGCTGAGCGACGCGCTGGACTACTAAGAGAAGGAGGACAAGATCATGCCTTTTAACTTCTACGACACCCACACGCTGCTCATGGCCGTGCAGCAGCTCGCCCCTGCGGCGACCTTCCTGCGCGACCGCTATTTCCCGACCAACGACGCGAGCGACATCTTCGCCACTGAGGATGTGCTGGTCGAGTACCGTGACGGCGTGCGCAAGCTCGCGCCCTTCGTCGCTCCCCGCAAGGGCGGCGTCACCATCCTGCGCAAGGGCTACACCATGGAGCGGTACACCCCGCCCTTCGTGGCTCCCCGCCGCACCCTGACCCTCGACGAGCTGCGCAAGCGCGGCTTCGGTGAGGCTCTGTACTCTCAGCTCACCCCCGAGCAGCGCCAGCAGGTGCTCATTGTGCGGGACGCTGACGAGCTGGGCGACCTTATCACCAACCGCGAGGAGGCCATGGCCGCCGAGACCATGCTGACCAACGGCTGCATCATGAAGCACATCGCCGACGACGTCGACAAGGGCGACGAGATGGAGATCCGCTTCTACTCTGAGGACGCCAACCCCGCCACCTACACCCCGACTACCAAGTGGGACGCCAGCGGCGCCAAGATCCGCGCCGACCTCGGCGCGATGGCCCGTATGCTGACCAGCCGCGGCCTGCGCGCTGCCGACCTCGTGTGCTCCCCTGACGTGGCCGACGCTATCATCGAGGATCCCGACATCAAGGAAATGCTCGACAACCGCCGCTATGAGCTGGGCTCTGTGGCCCCAGAGGAGCTGGCGCCGGGCGCTGCCATCATGGCCCGCCTGAACATCAACGGCCGCATCATCAGCGTGATCTCCTACGACGAGACCTACACCGACGACGACGGCAACGATCAGCTCTACATCCCGAGCGGCAAGTGCATCCTCACCGCCCCCGCTGCGGGCCGCACCTGCTACGGCGCCGTGTCTCAGGTGGAGCAGGCCGACGGCGAGTTCCACACCTACGCCGGCCGCCGCGTGCCGAAGTATGTGTCCAGCGCCGAGGGCAACACCCGCACGCTGACCATCTCCAGCCGCCCGCTGCTGATCCCCAACAACAAAAACCCGTGGATCGTCGCCGATGTCCTGACCTCGGACTAAGCCGGCAGAAAGGAGCATGAACATGATCCAGATCATCACGGGCACCTTCGGCTACTATAACGGCCGCAAGGTCGTCCCCATCACCAACGCGGACGGGCCTCAGAAGTTCGACCCCGAGCTCGAGGCCCGTCTGGTCAAGCAGGGCGTCGCCAAGTATGTCGACGAGCAGCCCGTGGCCCCTGCACCGGCCGCAAAGCCGGAGCAGGAGCCCGAGGCCGCACCCGAGACCGACGACGCGCCCACCGCTCCTCCTGAGTACGACGAGGACATGAAGCTCGACGAGCTGAAGGAAGTGGCGACCGCCTACGGCGTGGACGCCTCTGCCATGCGCAAGAAGGCCGATGTCATCGCCGCCATCAAGGAGGCGAAGGCGGCGGCCAACGAGGCCGACGACGACCAGACCGGCGACAATGAGGAGCCCCCTCAGATCGGCGCCGCGGATCCCGTCTAATGGCCTTCGACTTCAAGAAGATGGTCGCTGACGACCGCCGCCTCGTGTTCCTCAACCTCGCCGAGTTCGGCGAGGAGCACAAGGTCGACGGCAAGACCATCACCGTCGTGCTGGATGACAACGCCCTGAAAGAACGCCAAGGGGGGCAAGAGCTGGGCGTGGCAGAGTCGTCCCTCATGCTGTATGCAGCAGTCGAGGATCTGCCGCCCCGGCGCCCGGCGGGCGAAGGGCTCAACATCGACGGCCGCGAGTATATCGTCAACGACTGGAGCGAGGACATGGGCGTCGCCACCATCGCGCTCGGCCAGACCGTGACCATGTAAAGGAGGTGCAGCCGTGTCCATAGTCAACAGCATCGAGACCGTCCGGGAGTGGCTGGGCTCCACCGTCTGCCCGATGGTTCAGCTCAAGCTCCCCGACGACAGCGCGACCGACGCCTCCTACCCCTACAAGCTGGTCAACCCGACCGCGTTCTCGCTTTTCGTCCCGTCGAAGGACAGATTGCCCCCAAAGGTGCCGGCCCCCATCCCCTCGGTCTGCGTGCAGATCGTGGAGGGCACCGACAGCCTGACCATGAGCTCGAGGAGCATCAAGATCCGGCTCTGCTTCTCTGCGTGGGATCCCGGCTACCACGGGCGCGACATCTTCAAACCGAAAAACGACGGCAGCGGCGCATACGTCCAGTGGCAAAACGAGGAGGCCGCGGCCTTCTTCGAGAAAAACGGCGAGGGCTGGCGCGACGCATGGAATTTTGTGGACACGGCCCTCCGCATGATCGAGAACGCCGAGTACATCGGCCCGCTGCGCGTCATGAAGGAGGACGGCATCACCTTCGGCCCTGTGTCTGAGCAGGACGCCGTCCCGGACTTCTACCCCTACTGGTTCGCGTGGGTAGAGTTCGCCGTCGAGGAGATCCTAACACGCACGCCGAAGGACTACCAACACCTGCTTTAAGGGCAGCCGACCGGCTGCTCTAATTTTATGCAAAGGAGGAAAAGCAGATGGCAAACGAATACCTCTACGGCGCATACGGCCACATCGGCGAGACTGTGGCACAGAGCGCCGTGCAGGCGGGCACCACGCCGGTCTACGTCGGCACGGCGCCCGTCAACCTCGTGCGCGGCTTCGCAGACGCCGGCGTCATCAATGAGCCCATCAAGCTCAGCAACATGATCGACGCGCAGCGCAAGCTCGGCTATGCGGCCGACTGGGGCACCTTTACGCTCTGCGAGGTCATGAACGCGCACTTCAACAACACCCTCGGGAACATCGGCCCCATCTACGTCATCAACGTCCTCGACCCGTCTGCGGGCAAGCACCGCAAGGCGACCGAGACCACCCAGCAGCTCTCTTTCACGGGCGGCCGGGCCGAGTTTGCGAGCTCCACCATCATCCTCGACACCCTGACCATCGCCAAGAGCGATGGCGGCGACTACGCCGAGGGCACCGACTACGCTGTGGACTATAACTTCACCAAGGGCACCGTCATCATCACAAGCCTGAACGCGGACTCCCCGCTCACCGGCACCCTGACGGCCAGCTTCTACGAGGTGGACGACAGCACCATCGAGGACGACGACATCATCGGCGGCGTGACGGCCGGCGGCGAGTACAGCGGCCTGAGCTCCATCG